CCTTTTCTAATATCTCTACATAGTCATCCTCCGTAACACTCTTTTGGATAGCCTTTATAAAGGTCCGTATGTCGCTTTTCGTTCGTCTATCCATAGCTAAGGCAATTTAATACGATGAATCTTTTACGTCCTAATTCTCTATAATTTTCTATGTCAAAAGTTCGTCCGTCGTGGACTATTTTATTCAGCGTAGTAATTCCACTTTGATACCTTATTATCACTTCTATTCTGTAATTACCTCGTAAATCTCCACCGCTTTCATCCTCTTTGTCTCTTAGCCAATTCACTTTAGCCCATGCGTCTGAACTCGTAACCGTCTCAACCATTGCACCGTAGCTATCTTGAGCCGTCGAAATACTTTTTATCTGTATTTTTCGGTCAAGTTCTCCAATGTCTACAATCTTATTTAGCCGTTTCCGCTTCATCCTAGTACTTTTTTAACCTCCACGGGTTCATAGCTAAAGCACTTGCCTTTCTTATCGAACTCTTATATTCCGTATCTTCTCGATTCTCATACATATCCCCAATTAATAAAAGCATAGCATTTATAATAGGCTTCGGAACTGTATCATCTTCAAATCCCGTTGTATAAGTCACTTCTACTGGAAAAGCCTTATCTAACCAAACAGAAGGCGTTTCTAAAGTTCCTACTTTGTATATTGAGTTCTTTTGTTTTGCGTTGTCGTATATTTCGTAATAGTCAGCTACTGTTAACGTCTGCTCTACTTCACTTTCGTCGAAATACTTGATACTTGTTATTGAATTAATAGGATAGCTTAAATCAAACCGATTATGAAAGCACGTAAAGACTTCTTCTATCGTTTGCAAAGGTAGCTTTCTCCATAGATGTTGTTCAGCTATTGCTAAAGCCGCATCTATGTATATCTGTATCAACGTATCTTCATCACTACCAGATATACGTAAATGCTCTTTAACCGTTGCTAAACTCAAAGGAGCTGTACCACTTATACTAACGACTTTCGACATTCCTTAAACTCTTTTTTCTGTTTGTTTTTGGTGCTTTTACCTCGATAGCATAGCCAACTTTTACAAATTGCTTTGCTTCTTTATCATTTAGTTCAACCTCTTGCCCTTTCTTGTAACTAGGATTAGAAATTAAACTTTTTGTAAATCGTATTTTCATTTTCAATTTTTAAAAAACACGCCGACCATATTAGCCGACGTGTTGTATTTATAAACTAAAATCTATGATGCTGCTAATGTCAATTTTTTGATAGCCGCTGCGTCCATCAGTTCACCGTCAGCACGGCAATACATGAAGTAAGCTACTACCATTTCATCAGCAAAACGCTCAAATAATGGCTTTAAAGTAAAGTCTTGAGACATTCTAACGATATACTTTGAGAAGTCACCGAAAAGAACTACATCAGAAGATACACCACTCGCTAAGTTGTCCATGTCGTTATTAACATAATATCTGTAGCCGTGAATAGTGTCAGGCTCTCCATCTCTTAAAGATGGTTGCCAAAGAGGTCTACTATCAGCAGATCCTATTTCAAGCTGTCTGATAGCCTTTACGGTAGCGTCATTCAACATTAGTGAACCATTTACACGGTAATTTCTATCTACTGAATAAATTAAGTCCAAGATTTCAGCCGATGTAATTGCGTTTGTTGCCGCTGCTGTATGTCCAGCACTTGCCGCAGTTACTACACCGTTTGGCTTACTTGATCCGTCGCCCGTTGTCAGCTCTTCATTTAAGATTCGCCCTAAACGCTCTGCTGCTATCATATTGGTCTCTGATGCTACGTCAAAAGCAGAATCTTGCGCCAAAGCGTAAGACCATTTGATAATATCAGATGTATAGATATACGAGTTTAGAACTTTAGTGCCAAAAGTAACATCTAAAACCGCTTGTGCTACACCTTCGCCAATTCTCTTACCTTTAACCGCCGTTTGATCGCTTGTTGGATAAGGTAAAGGATTACCAGAGTTAGTTCTAATGATTCTAGCTGCTTCTAAAACACCGCTATAATGTGACAAAGATTTGATTATTTCATTTCCGAAACCTTCAGGAACTGTATAACCCCCTAGAGCGTCGGTAGTCGTAATCTGCGTATCAGTTCCCCTAGTTTCTAATACTTTGAGTTCTTCTCTTGTTAGAGATTTTTCTCCGAATCTTAGCATTTTAGAATAAACTTCCGTTCTATTCTCTTTTTTAGCTGGAGAAATTTGATTTTGCTTTGCTTCAAATTCGTTTGCCGCTTCCGCTTTCGCTCGTGCTTCAAATTTAGTTTGTCGCTCAATAGATGCAATTACTTCATCCATTCTAGCGTCTAGCTTGTCAAATTGAACCTTTTCATCAGCGTTCAAATCTCTGTTTTCATTTGCTGCCCTCTTGTTTAAATCGGACATTTGAGCGAAGACGTCTTTTTTCTCCGCATACAACTCTAATTTGTTTTTCATGCGTATTGTCGTTTAAAATTTAGAAATTAAAGACAGTCTTCTGTCTCTATATTGTTTCGAGTGTTCACAGGTATCTACTACACCGTCATTTTGTTCTTCTTTTCGTGCCGCTTCGTAACTTCTTTTGGCTACACTTGTATCTGGATCAGCAGGATATGTTACGGGGCTTACGTCGTATAATTGAGCGTACTTTTTAATAGTCCTTACTTCTTTACCGTCCGCTCTATTTTCCCATTCTTGGTCTTCGATAGTAAAAGCATAACTAGATTGATCTATGTCTCCGCTTCTAATAGCATCCGCTAAGTCTTTGGCGTAAGTTCTATTAGGTGTTGTGTACCGATAGCATAAATTACCATTATCATCAGTAAACAACTCGCCCGTTCCGCTTTTCGTACGTGCTAAGATTAGGTTTGGATCATGGTTAATAAGGAATCGTACATCGTCGTTAAGCCTCCCGTCAAACGCACCCCGTTCGATTCTTTCAATGTACCAACCCATATCATTATCCTTATCTACCATTGCCGCAATGCCCTCTATTACATAACCGCCATCCTCTGCTTCTCTTACCTCTATATTTTTACTCGTTATTGTTCTTTTTTCTATGTTCATGGCTGTTTATTTTATGCTGCGTCTGTGTTTTTATCTTCACTTTTTAAAGTTTCCTTTTCTCGATTCATCAAATTAACTGGTGTGTAATATGCTTGACTTGATTCCGTACCTATCTTAGATTCTTTTAAAATTGCTCGTATGTCATCCTGTGAATAAACACCAATGTTGAACATTTTACTAAGGTATTCAGAACGTGCCGCCGTATCACCTCTTAATAGGCTTTCCATATTGAACTCGAAATACTGCTTACTTTGGTCTTTTGGTAAAACAAGTTTCATGTTATCCTCAACCTCGAATCGCTTTGCCCAAGGACGTAAACAATACTTCACATACTCTAAACCTTGATGTTCTATATTATTATTCGTAGACCTTGCTAGTTGCTGTATCATGTGCAAAGGAACTCTAAACGGTCTAGCTATTTCTTCAATCCCAAAAGTTCTAGTTTTGAGAATGTCCGCATCTACTGGACTTAATGAAATTGGGTTGTATTTTACACCACCTTCAAGTAGTGCGGTTTTTTGTGCGTTACGCCCTTCGTGTTTCTCCCTCCACGTCTGTATTAGTCTATGATACGCTTCGTCTGATAACGTTCCTTCTGCTTCTAGGACGCCCGAAAGTCTAGCGCCGCCATCGTAAAACTCTTGTGAAAATTCTTGTGCGCTTATATTTTCACCTATTGTATTGCGAAGTATGGATATTGGAGATAACCCAATTAAGCCATCAGTAGATAAGCCTTTATAGTGCAAAACTTCGTAACCCATTAAAGGAATTCTATCGCCGTTTATATGGTAAAAGATTTGATTACGTCCGTTTATGCGTGTTACCTCTACACTTACGTCTGAATTGTCAAACTTTTCAAGCTCTGCCGCTCTACCGCTATTGTCAAAATGAATTCGTGCGTATGAGTTCCCTTGACCGACTACATTCATTGCCATCGCTTCCCGAAAATGGAAACCGCTCATTAAGTTGTTAGGCATATTGATAAGCCTATTTAGATAAAAATCTCTATCTATTAGGTTTTCTCCGTCGTTGTTTTGGATAATGTTATACGATAGACTCGCTATATCTTCGGAAATCACACGTATAATAGAAAAAACTACGCTTAATTGCATAGCCCTATCGAATGTTACACCGTCTCCAGTGCTAGAAGCACGTCCAAACTGTGTAGAACTTTGAAAAAATGAATTAAATGAAGTATTAGGATTCTCGATAGATTGAGACCTAGCCAACGGAATAGATCCGCCCGTATTTATTGATTGTTTGCCAAATCTACTGAACAGAATAGCCATTTATAAAGTCATTCATAGTGCGTTAACTACAAATATAATTCTTTATTTAGACTAATTTTAAATAAGCTATTGTATTATTAAAAATTTGCTTTTTTGGATTATTTTTACTATACAGATCGGATGCCCCGACTTTCGTACACGCTTTTTTTCTCCTCTTCATGTTCAAGCGTAACACCTAGAGCTATGATGTCCATTATCACGCCGTCTATTTTTTCGGTTGAGTTCCCTTTGCTTGGTTTATATTCCCCCGTACTATTTATATCGAGTTCGACATTCTTATAATTCCATCGCTTTATGGGGTCATTACCAATGTCACAAACTTTCTTCAACATAAGTCGCTCCATTTTTTTAGTCGGTTCGCTCATTTTAGACATACTTTGATAATAAAACCCTACATCTATGCCAAATTCTGCTAAATTGCTGACAAACTCCCTACCGTTCCAAGGATCGACGCCAATTCGCTTGACATTGTTGTTTTCATGAAATTCTATTAAATCTTTTTGAATTACGTCTAATTCTATGACATTCGAATCTATTATCTTGATTAACCCTTTATCTGCCCATTCTCGATAAGGTACGCCGTCGCTTTTAGTTCTTTCGTCTATTGTGTCTAGTGGAATGTAATAAGTCGTTCTAAATCTATGATATTCACTATGTTCGCTTGGAGGATAGTAAGCTGTCCAACCAGCTAAATCTCTAACCGCTGCTAAATCTACACCAATATAACACGGTTCACCATCGTAAATAGGCTCATTCATCTGATTTTCTACTATCAAACTATCAGGAATCCAACCCTTTGTCTGGCTCATCCATTGGTTCAAATTCTTGACATAAAACTGCAAAAGTGATGTTAAACCCTCATTTTTCGCACTTTGGTAGTCATTTCTGAAGTTTGTGAGCGGAATTGTGACCCCTAACATTGGATTAGCTTTAAACCAATTCTTTTCTTCGTCTGGATCGTC